CCAAGGTTAAACGGAACTTCTTCTGTGCGTGTGACTTTGCGCTTGATGGATATTTCTTCGTATTCTTCTTTGGATAAGCGACTTTTTTTGTCGGAGCCTTCTATCTTTGCCATCTTAGATAGCGCTCCAGTTTGGGTGAAGTGTGCGCGTAAAACTGTTTTTATTTTTCTAGGTCTAAATGTTTTTTGTACTTCTTTCTGCACTTCTGATAGCCGTTGAGTGAACTCAGCTACCAGAAGTGATGCGGACTTTACGTCGAGTAAGAAGCCTCGCTCTCTCTGTGCTGCAATAATGCTTAGAGCCTCATGCTCTATGTTGACGCTCTCTGGACTGAATCCGCGAGACTCGTGCTTTAGCTTATTAAATAGTTTTGCATTTAGGACTGCATCATTGCGGCAGTAAGTCAGCATCTCTGGGGTATACTCACCAAACTCCGTATGATCAATTTTCTGCATGCCAATCCGATAACCCCAAGACTCAAGACTATGCCCTCCCTCGCGCGTAGGGTTGAACAGTCTTGAAAGAACAAGAGTATCAACGATCTTTTTATTTTTAGTAAGGTCTACGTTGTGAATCTTTTTAATTGCTGGGAGATCATAGCCAATAATATTGTGGCCTATGAGTTTGTCAGCAGTATCAAGATAAGCCAGACCCTCATGAATCTGAGAAGGATTATAGGTTTTGGTTTCGCCCGAATCAGGATCTACTGCAGCGATGCACCAGATCTTAGTAGGCTCAAGGCTGTCAGCCTCAATATCAAAGACGATACTTTTCATAGTTCTAGTTGTTCTTCGTTTATTTCTTCTTCGATTTCGGATAGCCGCCCTGTATCTTTGTTGTACAGTAAGTGTGTGGCTACTCCGACATCCCCCGTATATCTAGACTTTAATATTCGTACCCTTGTTGTCGAAGCCTCAATAGGATCATCAGCTTGCTGGTTGCGCTCCAAAGATATAATACAGTCAGAAAGCTGACCAATGCTTTGTGAACCTCTGAGATGGTTGATCGACGTTTCAATACCATTTTCATGCCCGCGATTCCCATCAACTCTTCTTAAATGAGAGACAAGTATGAGTCCTATCCCCGTCTCTTCAACTAAAGTCCTGAACTGGTGCATGATCGTATCAATGTTTCTACGCTCATCACCGTCATTAGTCATGGACAATAACATGTGTAAATGATCGAAGACAATCCATTTACACTCAAGCCCCATTGCCATGAAGCGTAACTTACTAAAAATACTATCAACATCGTTCATACCTAAGTGAGCATGAACAAACACCCTGTTCTTATTATTGCCATCGTACAGTATGCCAAATAATTTATCTAATTCTTCTTCGCTAAACTGCGCTCTAATTCTTTCGATGTGTAACTTAGCGTTAGCTTCAATAGAAAGTATGCCATCGACAGTGCGTCTCCAGTCTTCTTCTAGGGCTATGATGCCGACATTATCTCTCGTATTAGTAATTAACCAATGCTCAAGCTCTCGCGTAACACTTGACTTACCAAGGCCTGTGCCACCCGTTAAAGTAACTAACTCGCCTTGCCGTAAGCCCTCTAGCTTTTCATTGAGGCCCTGCCAAGGGTATTGAATTGATTCTCTTTTCTCACGCTTCTTATAGTTATCGCGCTCCTCTGAGACGTTTAGGATTCCAGAGGGGGTATATACTTTGGATGCCCACCAAGCCGCCACAAAAGCTTTGTGCTGATTCTGTCTCAGCATCTCGTTAGCATCTTTGAATTCTTGCGGCAGCGTCATCATCTTCGCTTTGCCGGGTTTCAACAAACGAGCAACTTTCTTTGCAGCCTCTCGTCCCATCTTGTCGTTATCAAAATTTATAACAACTGAATCGAACGACTCGATAAATTCTAAGTTTTCTTGAATGTCTTTAGCTGCACCAGACGCACCGCTTTTAATTGAAACTACAGGCCACTTACTACCAAGCAGTTCGTATGCTGCCATAGCATCACACTCACCTTCTGTGATGGTAATAAACTTACCACCCGCCTGTGTAATCTGCTGACCAAAAAGTCCCGTGCCTTTTGGCGAGCCAATCCAAGTAAACATCTTTTTGTTACGACGTACCTTTGTCGCAACCTCTTCATTGTTGATGTAAGCAGGGTAATGATGCTCAGTAATATTACCCTCTGAATCTTTGACAGACCTTACACCATATACCTTAGCGGTATTGAGTGAGATTTGCCTGTCTGTTAACGCATGGAAAATAGTATTATCTGACAACGGTGCATTATCATTAGACCGTTTATAAGTAGTAAAGTCTGCCACGTTTCCCCCCATTGCAGCTTCATAATCTTTAAAAAATGTATCGCAGCTGAAACATTTTGCAGATCCATCAGAGTTAATGGAGACAGGGTCGCTGCCTCCACAACTAGGACAGGGCTTGTGGTATTCCACAAAGGCCATTTTATTCCCCCGTTTGTTCTTCCTCCGTGATTAGAGCATCGTCAGTAAGTTCTTCTTGTATTTTTGTATTTAAAGTTACCATCGCTGCTTGCGCCATTACAATACGATCTTGCAAGCTACGAACGTCATTCTCAGCACCAAGCAAAAGTCTAAATGCAGCTTGACCATCTGGTGACAACAACGACACACGATAGCGTCCATCTTCGTGGACGTAAGTCCAATCATCATCCATTACAACTCCTCCTCATCGTCCAGCGCATCAAACTCATCGCCGTCTGCTACGCCGTACTCAACTAACTCTAAGACTTGCATACCCTTGAAGTCAAGCCCTTTGTAAACCGTACCGTTCCAAGTGGATTCCCACTCGTTATAATGTACTTTTACTTTAGACCCATTGCCTACGTTGGTATCCATAGGGTTCTTGTTTCGATCTACTAGCTTAGGGGCTGGGTTAGGCTCACCCGTTTTCTTGTGGGTCTTGCGCCTAATAACCAGCGCTGGGCCTTCCTCCATATCTTTTATGGTGAAACCTCTAGATCTAAATGACTCAGCCACATCATCGCTAACAATAAGATTAACCGTATACACGGGTTCAAACTTAGTGTTCGGTGTTGTAACTGAAGCCCAGTAAGCTACGCCTTCAACAACTGCCATGTTTTTCTCCGTTAAGATTTACTAAATAAAAAGTCAATGTATCTAGGTATACAATTGTATACGTAAGATTCGTTTAGTTCTTTCTGATCCTTCTTGCTTTGAAGATTGATCCAGCTAATAAAATTTTTCATCGCTCTTTCATTCGGCAACTTAGTCCCCAACGAAAGAACAAACGCCTTGCACAAAACATCCTCGATCAATATGAAGTCTTCATCTTTCACTATGCCTCCTATAATGCACCTCCAGTTATCGTTGTCAACTTGATAGTATCTAAAAGTAAATTAAATCTCTCTACTTCAATATCTGAAAAGATCGTAAGATCTTCTCCAGTATCAACAACAAGAATAAAGGGATGTTCATCATCATCACTAAACTTTTCAAGAGCTTCAGATATCTTAGACTTTAAAGACATCTTAGGTTCTTCTGAAGTATTACTAAAATTACCTTTTATTACTTTCAACATTCTCTCCTAGCTATAAAGCTTTTAAGATTGTACTACGCCGAAGCGAAGTTCTCAACACCAAATTCTGTGAACAAGTACACAGGATCAACAACAAGATTGACACGACCAATGTCAGAGCGATCAGCGTCAAAGCAGCACTGCTCTATCAGACTATAAGTCTCGCCATCCCAAGGCTTTGCAGATGTGTGATAGAAACAAGCTGACTGAAGATCAATCAGCTCGTCAGAATCGAGATCAATATACTTCTTGATCTTCGTAATATAAGCAGCAGCGCGAGGGCCATGATTAGGATCATAGTCCTCGTTATGCCTGCAAGAATCGTGAAGATACGCAAAGTATTTAATAATCATAGGATTTAAATTGTAGTTATCAACAATACGTAATCCAGCATTCATAACATTAAGGTAGTGTTCTTCACCATGAATGTCAGAGTAAAAGAATGGATTGTCTTGTTTTAGTTTATGAATTAGTTTTTTCATGTAGTACCTCAATTACTTTTGATAAATACCATTTACCTTTTTGTAAATCTTCTAAGCCATTTTTATATTTGTAGCGATGAAGATATTTATGGCAGTTGCCAATGCAATAAGAAATGAAGCCATCGTCGCCTAATTGCTGCCTAATGTAGTCAATTGCTTCGATACTTCCTTTGTTATAGTGAGCGGGTTTTTTTACATCATCTAAAGCTTCTCTAAGTGAATCCCACTCTTCGGGTGTAACATCATCTATACTCATTTTGTTTCAACCTTTAATTGAGTTTCTATCCACACTCTAGCCCCACATGAAAGAGGCTTGTTAGGTGAGTAAACTACGCGAGCTACTTCGTTTCCCGAAGCATCTCGAATAATCGCGTTGATAGCATACCTATTACTTTTATAATCTTTAACAGTTAACACTGGATTAGTAGTGCCTTGTTTTAAGTTTTCTCTAATCTTATGTTGATTAACATGTACTATAGTTTTCATAAGCTCTCCAAATAAAAAAGGCGGGGCATCTCTGCACCCGCCAAGCCACGTCCCACTTGGACATTCTTAATAAGCACCTCGCTGCACCTGTCTTACAATCTCATAGACTTCAGAGCTAGTAAGCTTAAGTTTTTTGAGGTCTTTACATAACGCTGTGTAGTCAGGATTTGGTTTTATGTACACATGAAACTGTATTAAACCCTGAATCTGTTTGCCCCTGTCCATTACGATAAATGTGTAGCAATTACTAAGGGAACTAACGGAGATAAAATAACTACAATAAGCGCGTATATTAAAAGCATCTTGTACACAACTACCCCCTT